TAAAATCTTCTATGTCTTGAATTTTTCATTTTTCATTACTTTGTGAGTGTTTTTTTAGTAATTCATTAATTGTTGTCATGCCCTCAATGAACAAATCATAAACAACAGCCTTATCTGTATCTATTTTTTTCTCATAGAACTTACCTGGCACACTTGGATTTGGATATTTTTTTCTTTCTTCCTCAGGTATTTCAACCATTGGAGCAAAAGCCCATTTTAACACTTTATCCTCATCTTCGTTTGGAACTGTGAGATTTACAGGATACAACATACCAATTGGTAATGTGATTATACTTGGAATCCAAATCTTACCATTTGATTCAACAGCCCAATTCTTCATATCTTCACCAAGTTTTTGAAACTCTTCATTGGTTTTTTTCGTACCTGTGAATTTACTTGTAGTTGTATAACCACAATTGATACATTGCATTACCTGTGCTTCCTCTGTTCCTGCAACATGTAATGCTTTTTCTTCACATAGAAAACAATTACTTATTATATCTTTCATACAGTTACCTCATCAGTTACCTTTTTTAATTTAGGTAATTTTATTTTAGGTGTTTTAGTGTCACCCGCTTTTTTTAGTTTTGGTAATTTTAGTCCAACTTGTGTTGGAACTTTTTCAATATAAGGTGTAATTATTTCATTAAGTTTCTCTGTCATTTTATCTAAAGTAAACTTCTCTCTATTTGTTTTCATAAGATTTAAAGCTTGATTCTTTACTTCATCATAATTTTTAAATGAATAGTTCATAGCTTTATAAGCCTGCGTTTCATTTACATTAAACCATTGTGATTCAGAAACAATTATATCTTTCCACACTTGTGATTTTGGAACTGGAATCATTTCACCACCCAACAATATTGAATCATCTTCTGTTAAGAAATCTAATTGTCCACTCCAAGCACTTGCTATCACAGGTAAACCAACCATCGTGGCTTCTTGTAATGGTCTCCCATATCCTTCACCGTGAGTTAATGATACAAATGATTTAACCTTTGGATGATTGTATAATTTATTCATTTCTTCTTCTGATAGTGAACCATGTAATAAATAAATATTAGGTAAATTCCAATCTCGTGGAAACTTATCTTTTATTTGTCTTATTTTTTTTAAACACTCTTCTCTATCTATAATAGAAAATCCAGCTCCACTTGTTTTTAATATTAAAGCTGGTTGTTCTTTTTTGTTAGCAAATGATTCATAAAACACTTTAACTAATTTAGCTATATCTTTTCTATCTTCACCATAACCACCTTTACCCCACATACCTACATGAAGAAATGCAAAGTTTTCTTTAATATCATCAACTAAATCTAATGATGAATTATCAATTGGTTTATAAACATTTTCATTTGTTCCCTCAAACAACACTTCAATTGGTTTTTCTAATCTTAACTCACCTATTTTTTGTTGTTTCCCATCAGGTAATGTTTGCATTTTCTCATAAAGAGCAGATGCAAATCCTTGTTTAGAATGTTCTGATGGCACTATGATTAAATCCATTTTATTACAGCCCTCAATCCATTTATCAGATACAGCAGTTGTTTCAATACCAGCGGTTATTCCAATGTTTACTTTACCATAATTTTGAAACTCATTTGGTATTCTTATATCAACATATACATCAGGTTGTCTACTTATCTTAGGTTCAGGTAAAATACAATTAATAATGTTTTTATCCAATTTTTTATCCAAAGCGTCTCTTGGTGTTTCACCCCAATTCACATCAAATATTTTTATTTCATATTTGTCATGATTAATTAGAGAACGAACTAAATCTCTAGCGTGGTCACCATATCCACTTCGTGATGAAACAGGTGCACATATTAACATTAATTTTTTCATTAACAAACCTCCAATGTATATTTTTCTCTCGGTTTCCATTTTTCTAAAGTGGTGTCTATATTTTTAATAAATGATTCTGATAAATGTTTAGAAGTCATTCGTGCATCATCACCTTGAACCCATTGTCTTCCAATCTCACCACATCTTTCTCTTTCTTCAGGACCAGCTTTATACCATTCTAATAATGCTTCACCACCATCTTCATAACTACATCTATCGTCAAAAATGTATGGTGTTAATGGTGAACCTTGACAACTTATGTTTGAAGGGAATACAGGTTTAACCCATTCACCGTGTCTCATATAAGAGCCTCTGTGATTAGATTGTAATTCAACATAATCTTCAGCACTTAGATAATTATATGTTACAGCTCCACCCTCACCAGGCATATGGTCTTCTTTTTGGAATCCACATTGGTCTTGTAATCCACCTGTTACATTAACCACAATACAACCACCAGTGTGTAACATCTCACAACTACCTAATCCAAATCCCTCATTTGATGCTAAATTAATATACACATCACATGAATTATATATAAAATTCATTTCTTCATCATTAAAAGGACCATTAGAATTATCTTGAGTAAATATAACTGGATAGTCTGGTAGTAATGTCTCACAAACAGCTCTCATATCAGTCCCGTTTTCATCAGAGGCTTGTGAGTGCCATACTAAAACACAATCTTTCCTTTGTTCAGGTTTAAGTTTATCCATCATATGTTTGTACGCCAATGCTACATCTGCTGGCATTTTTCTACGAATGTTACGATTTAAGAAAAGAACTTTGAATTTATATTTATCTAATCCCATTCTTTGTTCAAACTCTTTGAATTTAGTATCACCCTTGTCTTCTATTTTAAAACATCTTTTATCTGTTATTCCGTGAGGAACATAGTCTGTTTGCCAATCTTCATAACCATATTTAGAAAGTATTCTTTTATTAATACCATAAGTTTGTTTTGATATTGACATTAACATATCTGAACTTCTATAAAAGTTTGTATTGTATAATGGGTCTGGAATATCATCCCATATATTATAATACAGAATAGGTGTGGTTTGTCTTACCTCATGTTCCATATTATATAACCAAATCCAAAATCTTGGGTCTGTGAAGTGTAGTATAGCATCTGGTTTTTCTATTCTTAATATTTCCCTTAATAATTGTGGATTACCATAACCTGATACTGGATATATTTTTAAATATCCATCTTTGACCCCATATTGATTCTTAACAGCTTCACTCATATCAATGATTTTACCTTGTTCTGGATGTTTCACTGCCCCACCAATTTGAACCCAATCATATTTATGAATCGTACCCATCACAAATTCTTTTGATTGTGTAGCTATACCTGAGTGCATTCGTAAGTCGTCTGCTAAAAGTAGTATTTTTTTCTTCGACATAACCTATTGTCTCCTAATTAAAAGTTGCTTCCACTTACGATTAAATTATCATAAGTTTCAATTTCTTCTCTATATTTTTCATCTGTTAAAAATCTATCAACTGAACGATTCGTTAATTTTTGTAAAGTCATTTTAGTGTTGACTGTGTTCAGTTTGAATTTCTCATATAGATTTTCTAATATTTTTACAGATGTTAATTTTGTATTTTTCATATTGTTTCTCCATCATATTTACATATATAAATATATACAAATATAAAAAAACTATGAAATAATTATTCTTTTTTTATCTAACTTTTTTGCATATTCTAATGTGTTTACTGTCCCTTTAGCCTCAACACCATTAGGTATAAACGCCACTATGAAATCTGATGTACTGGCTATAATCTTGTTTCTTACAAAAAAGTTTCTCATACTAAAATCTTTGTTATATCGAGACTCAGGTAATACACAATACAAATTATGAACTTCGTGAAATGGTGGATACTCTTCGTATTGTAATCCTAATTCTAATGCATATTTTTTAGCGTATTTATCAGCACCTTGTTTACATCCACCACTAATGATTGTAGTTTTTTCACCATACTCATTTTTTAACTTGAAGATAAAGTCTTTAATTTTCTTTTTATTCTCATATCTTCTACTCCCTATAATTCCGACTTTCATTACACTCCTACACTACAATATTCTGTATTTTTAAATTCACACCATTTACAAGATTTCTTACTTGGTGTTGGTATAATGTTTTCTGATATTCTATTACCTTCATCATCAAACGCTAAATCCAAAAATGTATTTAATCTCTTAGCTACCTTGTTCATACTTACAGTACCACTCGCTGGTGAAAACTTCTGTACCCTCTTCTGTGGAAACATTGCGTTTTCCCATAGTTTTCTTTTCACTATGAAGTATTCTACTTCTATGTTTTCAATAGGATGATTGTATTGTTTAGCGTAGAATTGTTTGTACAATAATAATTGTTGAGTTTTATTCTCATCTTTTTTCATCCACTTGTTCCAACCTTGTGTAGATGTTTTTATGTCATAGATTGTAAGTGTGTCTGTTCTCTCATCTAATATTACTAAATCCAAGTAACCAACTATTTTAACATTCTTTTTTAAATCCACTTCAATTGGAACTTCACAACCTATAAGTTTGTATCCTCGTTTACTAAAGTAATCAGCTCTTCTCTTCTTTACGAAATCTAATATATCACAACCATCTTGAAAGAACTCCCTCATCTCTTCCAATGTACAGGGATTCTTACCATACTCCTCTTTATCTCGTTGAAACAACTCCATCATTTTGTCGTGTAGTCTTTGTTCAAGATTCAATTTGTTTGCATTCTTAATACTATCGTGATACATAACTTCTAACCAAGTTTGTATAACTTCGTGCATTGCTGTTCCAAATAATAAATGAATACTTGGTTCTCTTTCTGTTATTTTGTCTATATAATTTAGCTTCCACCTTTGTGGACATTCACTAAACATTGATAATTGACTATACGATATTCTTCCCATATTATAATATACAACCTTTTTTTCTTTTATCCAAGCTTTAATTTTATAAATGACACAATTTCACCAGCTATGTTTTTCTTTGTATAGTTTTCCATACCTTCAAAACCAGGATTTGAATTTACCTCACATATCTTGTATCCACCATTTTGAAATAATAAATCTACACCGGCAATGTCTAATCCCAATGCTTTAGATGATTCTGATGATAACCATTCTATTTGTTCATTTACTTCATATGGAATACCTTCACCACCACGAGATATATTTGCTCTAAAATCATCATCCGTGGCTTGTCTCATCATACAACCAACTACTTTATCATTAACCACAAATACTCGTAAATCCTTACCCCAAGTATCTTTGATAAATTCTTGTAATATTATATCATATGATTTTTTTGTCAATTCAGCCATAGTGACTAATTGATTTAATTGTTTTTTATCTTCACATAAAAACACACCTCTACCATAACTACCACTAATCTTTTTTACAATCACAGGAAACCCAATGTTCTTTTCTACAAAGTCAATATCAATTGGATACCTTAACAACATTGTCTTTGGTATATCAAGATTTGATTGTGCTAAGATTTGGTGTGTGTATAATTTATCCTTTACATTGTCTATAGCGTCTGATGAATTAATCACAGGTACTCCCATTCTTTCAAAGTGTCGTATGACTGCTTTTATATAATAACTTGTTCCACTACCTGTTCTTGGAAATACAAATGTTGGTAAATCACTTGGTTCACCATTTACTAATATAGATTTTTTATTATCTCTGTTTACAAATATATCAATGGTGTTTGGGTCTACTAATTGAATCTCAATGTCTTGTTTTTGAAATTCTTCAATCAATCTATTGGTTTCATATGATTCCCAAAATCTATCCTTTACTAACATCCACCCAAATCTATTCATAAAATTTATCTTCCTTTTCCTCTACCACAATCTTTTCTATTTGCTCTCCTTTATATCCTTCATCCAACTTAATATATGGTAATGGTGGATGTTTCAATGTTTTCATAAATTTTTTCTTATCTTTTTTACTACATAGGAAATATAAATACCTATGTTTCATTGTTTCATTCTTACGCCAAAATGTATGTCCAATCTTTTTCTTCAAGTGTTCAAGATTATGAGAACCATATTTTGCAAATACAGTTCTTGAATGCATCCAATCACCATCTTCTGATAACTTAACTCCATAGTTACCCATCAGTCTCATATTGTTACCTTGATAAATCCAATTCGTTGCTTGATATATAATACCCATATGTCCTTGTTCAGGGTCTGAATAAGATATTAGAGCTTTTATCTCTGGTGCGTTTTCCTTTAACCAATTGAATGTTTTTGATATAGACACACTTTCTGTATTTTTTCCATAGTCATCAAAGATAAACAACCTTGTTAATTCTAATACCTCATCAGAGCTTAACTCAGGTGAGATTGATGTTGTAGCACTCCTACCTACAGGATAACCATAGATAGCAACACCAGCTAACTTTTCATCTTTAGCATCAAAGAATGAATGTTCGTTATCTGTTTCATAAAAGATACCTAATGCGTATCTACACATTGTCCAAGAGTGACTGTAATGGTGTTTTACAATCATATCTTTGGCTATTTTTTTAGATATTTCTCTTATGGTTATTTTATTTGGATTAATTGATGTCAAAGTTTCTCTTTAGTGTTTCTAAACAATCTTCTGCATTTGCTAAACTTTCTGTCCATTTCTTTACTTCAGTTAATAAATCTGAGTGTTCTCCAATCATTGTAGCATCATTGAATAATAAATCCAAGTGAGCCAATGCTTGTGTCCTTTGTGCTTGATAACTATCTATTGCAGCTTGTATTAATTGATTCATTTTATTTTCCCCATTTTCCATTTTTTACTATTGTAGCCATAATACCATAATTAGATACATCTAAATATGCATCTTCCAATGGTTCATCTACAGCCGAGTCTTTATTTCCCATTAACAAAGTTTTTAATCTTTGTATTTTATCATTCATTCTAAACCACAATCCAGTCAAAGATAATTTAATCTCATCATCTGTTGATAATTGTGTTCCAACTGAAATATTACCAGGACCATAATCGTGTTGTTTTCTACAAAACAATTCATATTGTTCCCTTTGTAATCTTTTAAACTCACCAGTCATTTCAGGCCATTCTTTTTCCATTTGTTCCACAATTGGATGTGTAACTACTGTCAAGTCTTTTTCAATCATTGTTAAGTCGTTTTCTTTTATATTGCTCACTTTAATAACCTCTTTATTGTTTTTTCATTCATTCCATACTTTTCTAATATCTCGATTAACTCACTTTTTGCAATTAAATCCAAATAATCTTTTACTTGTGATTTACTACATTCAAAATGTCTAACCATTATGTCAATTAATTCAGTATTATATTTCTTATCTTTCTTACCTTTGATATATTTATTGAATCTTTTACCTTTTGGTAACATATCACAATACCATTTGTAAACCTCTCGTGGTTCTAATGTTCCAATAGAATACTTTTGAAAGAAGTTTACAATCTCAAGAAACTCATTATCCATTGACAACCAGCGGTTGATTATAAATGGGCTGAATTTCTTTTGTTCATCTTCTGTAAATTCATTCCAATGTTTCTTACTAACAAGTATTTCATTTATCCAATTAAATATTGTCATTTACCAAATCCCCACGAACCATCTTTAGAACCTGGTTTTGCATTAGGTTTATATATTCGTGTCATTTTTTCACCATCACCATTTACATTTGGATTATAACAACACTTAGGACACAATTGTGTTTTCGACTCTCCCATAGACTTCATAAAATCTTCTTCAAGTCCACAAGTATTACATTTATAAGTATAGAAAGGCATTATTGAATCCCATTAATGTCTGTGAACTCTTTATTCACATGTCCACATTTTTCACAAGCGAATACTGCCATTGGAATAATTGTCTCTTGTCCATTTGGTGCAACTAATGCTGACATCTTTCTCATCAACAATGTTTGTTTAAATGTTTTACCATTACAGGCTTCACATGCTATTTCAGTCGTTTTACTAAAATCAATCTGTTCTTCCATCTGGCCATTTTTACCGGGTATCATCATTATTCTTCTCCGTGTTTATGTATTTCTGTTATTGTAACATCTTTTAATTTCCAATTCGTGCGAGATAAAATTGTTTCATCATCGTATGGTGGTTTGTGTAATGTTACGGTTATGTCGGGATTATCTACCCAATCTTTGTGTTCTACTAAGAATGTTTTCATTATCTAATTCCTCTACTAATTTTATAACTTTATCTAATTTATCTTGCCAATATTGTTTTTCTTTTTTTGTTTTGTATGGTGATGTTGAGTTTAAACTCCACCATTGAATTATTTCTTCCATTTCTAAAGTGTTCACTTTAATATTCTCATTATTCTTATTATCAAAGACATAAAGTTAATCTCTTTATCCACTACATTTACATCTTGGAATTGTGCTTCTGCGATATTCATAATACACTCAGCTTGTTTTCCCTTACCATAATTATCAACTTCATCATATAATAATCTATATATTTCTGAATAATCTGAAATAGAATTATCAGCGATTAATTGTCTGATGTCATTTAGTTTAGCATTACTTGATAACATTTCTAACAATTGTAGTTTGTAGTTATTTTGAATCACAGAACTTGTATCAATCTTCAACTTACCATCAACAATTTGTCTTTGGGCTGAATTGATAACTCTACGAATATCAGGATAACCTGCGTTTACAATCAGAGCTATATCATCAAGTTCAAATGTACAATTCTCTTGTGTTAAGATATTAACCATTTGTTGTGCCACTTCTTTTTTAGATGGTGGTACAACTTTGTATGATTGACATCTTGATTGAATTGGGTCGATTATTCTTTCTACATAATTACAAGTAAGAATGAATCGACAATGTTTTGAAAATGTTTCCATTAGGTTTCTCAATGCAGCCTGTGCATTTGGTGTAAGATAATCACACTCGTCAAGTATGATAACTTTCAAGGATTTGAAACCTACGGATGAAGCAAATGTTTTGATTTTATTTCTA